CTTGATACGCTTGCTGCTGATCTACCGCTAGACCGTGCTGTGATGCCATCACCGCTATTACCGTTGCCGCCGTTGCCAGCGTTGCGCCTAGCGTAGATATGGCGGTAAAATTTCTGTGTCGCATTGGTCAATGCTTCCTTTCGTTCTTCTTCTGTCCGCTTTCCGGGATGCACCCGCACAATAGCATAGCCGAAATCAAATTCTTTACATTCTGTCATGGTGTTGCACCCCTTTCAAACTGTTATACTTCGCTATCCGTGTCGATATCGGCATACATGATATCAAGTGCTTCCATCGTCACGCCTTCAGCCATAAGCGCTTTACCACGCTTTTCATAGGCTCTGAGTGTGTAAAGCTGCTGACGGCGGCGATATTTCAACCGCTGTTCACGTCTGGCAAGCTTTACAGCGTCCGATTTTGTCAGCCGTTCAATTTCGGCTTCTACTTCCGAATCAGTCAGAAAATCTTTTGCCATGCGCTTCACCTCTTAATGTTTTGAATTCCAAACTTTTGTTGCAAAAAAATATAGATGTACTTCGGCAATATCAACATGGAGTACATCACACGCTTTTTCCATTTCCAAGCGTGTCCAACCGCTTTTGCCGTTAAGCTTCTGGCTTAACGTTGAGCGATCCATACCCATTGCAGTTGCGAAATCTTCCTGAGTGCCGAACACCTCACGAATCCTTCCACGAAGTTTTGAATAGCTCATTCTGTTTCACCATCCTTTCTGATCTGCCATCATCAGTGCCAAGTGATCAATCTTGACAGACAGGGCAAACGCCCCGTTTCGGCTATTTTAGCATTTCATTAATATATCTTTTCAGATTATCCCGGACAGCATCAAGCTTGTTTTTGCACGCCTCTGTGTCATTTTTATAATCATTTATCAAGGCTCTATAGTTTTTCAAATCTCTCTCTTTGGTTTTGCACTCATACGGAATATTACTTGTTTCTTCGAAACGGCGTTCGAAGCGAGATATCATATCACTGTTTCCGTTGATGTTACGAACAAGCTTGTCTTCTTCTTCCAAAAGACTGAGCAAACTTCTTTCCATTTACTTAACCCCTTTCACCTTATAGATTACCTTAACTTCCTGCGTGTCTACATCGGTTTCCGTGATTTCCTTTATATAAGTAATAACATCCATGTAGCCAGCCAAGATATCCGTATCTTTTCTAATGGTCAGCATCGTCTGACCGCCGCTTCTCCAGTAAATACGAACGTCTTTCATGTGATCTCCTTTCTGCCGGGATTAGCCGCCCGGCTCGGCTTTATGCGTAAAGTTCGATTTCTGCTTTGATACTGGCGATTTCTTCTAAATCATATTCGATGTAAGTTTCTTCGCCCTCTTCCAAGTCAAGCTGATATTCTTTCTGTGCATTTTCAAGCTTTTTCATCAAGTTCGCAAGGCGCTTTGCAAGCCGTTCAGGATTCCGCTTTACTCTTTCTATGCGTTCTGCTTTGATTCGCTCTCGTTCTTCTTCTACTTTCAGTTTGTGGGCTTCGGTTTCTTCTGCATTCATGCCAAAAGAAATATATCCGCAGCCGTTCTTTTTGCTGTAGGAAAGCGAAACGTTACGGCCTTCCCACTCTGTAAAGTAGTTATCGTGGCTATGCATCGTGCCATATCCGTCAGAATCATATCTAACGGTTCTGCGTTCCATGTTATCAACACAGATTGCGGTTTGCTTTTGACTAAGCCACATTCCCTTGTCTGCTCCGCACCGTCCAAAGATGCTAGGAAGGAACACGCTAGAAAACCACTTATTCATTTCCGTTATCTCCTTTGTTCATTCGGTTTGGATATCCAAACCTTGATTTTATTATAGCACTATAATTTTGGAAGTCAATAGGGAATGTTGAGATTTTCAAAACTTTTTTTGAAAGCGCAAATAAAATAGTTGCAATCGCCAAACTGTGCGAATATAATAGGAAATGTTGGAAGGAGGTGACACACAATGTCCAACGCATTCAAACGTAACGCTACAACGCCAGACAGAATAAGAGAAGCTTTAAGGTTGTCCGGCAAGAAACAAATTGATCTTTCAAGGGAAACAGGAATAGACAAAGGATCAATTAGCAATTATATAGCTGGACGTTATGAGCCAAAAAACGAAGCAATATATAAAATGGCACTAGCTTTAGGCGTTTCCGAAATGTGGCTGTGGGGATATGATGTGCCTATGGAAAGATCCAAAGAGCAAAAAAATAACGATGCCTTTAATGACATCGTTAGAAGGTTGCAAACTGATTCTGATTTTTTCTCTGCTGTAGAAGCTTTGAATGCTATCGATTCAGCGCCAGCCGATATTGTACCTGATAGCATTAGGAAGCTTGTCGATTTTGCGAAGAATGTTCCTGAAGACAAGGCTGAGATGATTCTTCAAGTAATGAAGACAATCGTGGAAGCTGATTGACGATTTTTTCAGCTTGTTCAGGCGTAAGATTGATTATGTATTTTATTAATTCGTCAATAGCGCTCATATATCTATTCCTTCCTATGTGGGATAGAACACCAGTTCCATTGCTATAGTAAAATAACATTTGCAAATTAGCAATACGTTTTGAAATAGTCGTAATTGTAAGATTATTTCAGAATTGGGGAAGCGTGGGAGCGTTCTAGCGCCAACCGAACACCCCCACGCCTTGAAGGGTGATAGGCCATTTCTGACCTGAATACAGCTTATCACTTTGTTAAGCAACATTACAGACGAACATAACGGAATTTCACGGAATAATTGCGGATAATATACTTCCGTTATTTTAGGGATTTACAACCGCCATTTTAGTGTTAGAAAGGTAAGCTGTATGAGGAATTACATTGAAAAATCATATAACCGTTGTATTGATTGCCATCATCGCAAAGAGAACCGTTGTAATGTTCCTAGAACATCAGATATGGAATTGCGCCGTTGGTGTGAGTTCATGCGAGACGTGAAAATTGCAAACGGCTTATCTAACGCTTATATAGCAGAAAAAACAGGCATATCCATTAAGACTGTAGACCGCCTTATGGCTTTACACGCTGATCAAGATATTATGCGTGAAACGGCTAGATTGATCGAAGATGCTATTATGGGATCGGCAAACAACTATCCGTGTTACCTGGCATATGAAGATATCGTACCGGATAATTCTGCACAGCTTGCAACAGCAACAATGGAATTAGAACGTGCATTAGCCGATAACAAGGATTATAGATCTGCGCTTGATAACATCCATGCATCATACAACGAAGAAATGCAGAAAATCCGAGATGAAGCACAGAAGAAGATTGATTTCCTGCTTATGGAAGTAGAGCGTCTGCGTGAAGATGCAGTGCATTGGAGAGCCGAAAACGATAGAAAAGGAAAGTTGATTGACACATATTTAGACAAAATGTTGCAAAGATAAAATGGGAGAGTGGAGAAAATGAGTGCAGACCAAATAATCGAAGATGTATGTGAAAAATGGGAACAAGACCAGTATGCTATGTATTTGCGTAAATCCAGAGCGGATTTAGAACTAGAAGCGTTGGGCGAAGGTGAAACCCTTGCACGGCATAAGAAAATGCTTGACGCATTGGCAGAAAAGCATGAAATACACCCGGATCAAATCACGGTATATAAAGAAGTGGTTTCTGGTGACAGCATTGACGAAAGACCAGAAATGCTGCGATTATTGGCTGATGTATACGCCAAAAAATACAAAGGTGTTTTAGTTGTCGAAGTTGAACGTCTGGCAAGAGGAAACACAAAGGATCAAGGCGAAGTTGCTGATGCATTCCAGTATTCCGACACTCACATCATTACACCCGCTAAAGTGTACGATCCGCAAAACGAATTCGATCAAGAATATTTTGAATTCGGCTTGTTCATGTCCCGCAGAGAATATAAAACCATACGGCGCAGACTGGAAGCCGGAAAGCTTCAATCTGTAATGGAAGGGAATTATATAGCATCCACACCGCCTTACGGATTTAATATTGATAGACCTTCAAGGAAAGATAGAATCCTTGTAGAAAAGCCGGAAGAATCCGAAGTTGTGAAAATGATATATGATATGTGGATAAACGAACGGTTATCTGTTGGCGTTATTGCAAGTAGGCTAACAAAGATGCAGATAAAAACGCCAAGCGGTAAAAAGGATTGGCACAGATCGGTTATAACGGAAATCTTACAAAATCCACATTATATCGGGAAAATCCGTTGGAAAAACAGAGAAACAAAGAAAGAGTATATAAACGGCAAACTGGTTAAAACATCCCGCAGAGGGAATATAGAAACGATACAAATATTCGAAGGTAAACACGATGGCTTTATAAGCAAAGAAACGTTTAACAAAGCGCAATCGTTGTTTTCACAATCTACGCCTATTCCTATTTGTACAGAGATCACAAATCCGTTAGCTGGCATATTCCATTGTGCAGACTGCGGAAAAGCCATAAAATACAACAATTTTAATGCTGTAAGCGCAAAAAGCCGTTATATACACCCTTCTACTGTGGATTGTAACAAGAAGTCACTTCCGGCAGATCAAGTAATAAACGCCGTTATTGAAACGTTAAAGCTTAGTATTGATGATTTCAAAGTAAAGCTTAATTCCGAAAATGATAAAGCGAAAAAAGCCCAACACGCTGCTTTACTAGAACGCATGAAAGCAGAACTAATCAAGCTAGAAAACAGGCGTGATAGGCTTTTCGATGATTATGAAGACGGCACTTATACAAAGTCGGAATTCATCGAAAGAAAGCAGAAATACAATGCTTCTATTGATGAATTGAAGAAGCAGATACAGGAAGCTAAAGAACAGATTCCAGAGCCTGTAGACTACGAAGAACGAATTATAACACTGCAAGAAGCTATTGATTGCTTGAAAGATCCAGATATAGATGCAAAGGAAAAGAACGATTTTCTAAAAACGATCATAGCAGATATCAAGTATGATGTTATCGACTACGGCAGGAATAAAGGCGGCAAAGCTGTATTTGATGTGTACTTAAAATAGCGGGTAAAAAATTTACCCGCTATTTACCTCTTGATGGTTTACACTTGTGTCCACCATCAAGAGGACAATCAAAACAAATCCATTTGATAACTACATTATACAGCTATTGGGAAAATATTGAAAACAAAAAAGGAAGGCTGTTAGTCTTCCTTTTTTCTATCTTTACTTTTTGCATATTCAAATCCTAATTGATGATTTCTTTTCTTTATATAGATAAATTCACGAAGATATGATTGGTATTTCTTCGCTTTCTTTTCTTCGTTTTTGTGCGCCAATCAAATTCCCCCTATAGTTATATCAATTTTATTTTATCATGTAGTGAAATAAAAGCAGATAGACAAAACAAACAAAATATGCTAGGCGATTTTGTTAACTATCACGTTTTGTTTCACAGTCTGTTGATTTTTGTGTATGTCGGATTTAGAATATTAAAAATTGCGTGAAAAGAAGTGGTGATATGATTGTTGAAGTAACCGAAACTGTATACCGTGGCTTTTTGTGTCAATACGTCAAAGATAAAGGTTGGAAGATTGTTCTGGAATATGAAGAATATCTATTTCCAACCTATGTAGATGCAAAATCTGCTATTGATCATATGCACGATGATATTATTCATAAGTACAACGGTACAAAGTTAAGAAAAACAAAAGCGAAGAATACATAAGGAAGGATTTATTTATGACTTGCCCAAAATGCGGAAGTTCAAATGTTTCTACTGGAATCAATAACACTTTTGATTTGAAAGACCGTCACCACGGCTGCTTGTGGTGGTTGTTGATTGGCTGTTGGTGGATTCCATTGAAATGGATTGTGTTTACAATTCCTGCTCTGATTGTGAAAATCTTCGTACCGAAAAAGCAACGCATTGTTACCCATCAGCAAATGATGTGCGTATGTCAAAACTGCGGTTATAGTGGATCACCTGGACACTTCAACCGCCCCGCTGCCACCAATGTTAATCCGGCTTACTATGGTAATTCAAATGTAATGCAGAAAATGAACGTGCCATATAGCAATAGATCTGGCAACTATACCCAAGTTACCTTTACAGAGCAAACTAATTCGCCGGATGATTTGCCATTTGGATGGGTAGCACACAACCGTGATATTGTTGATCAAATCGAAGAAGAATTGAACGTGATTCGTAAAATGATACATGACGCTTCGGACAAGTATGAAAAATACGATGCGTACAAATCTTACTTTGAATATTTGAAAGTTGGCAAAGATTATTATTACGATATG